AAACGGTTGGCTAGTAATGGGCAATAAAAGTCTAGAATTTGAACGCAGTTTTCCCGAACAGTTTGGCAAGACTCGTGGAGTGTTGACCAATTCAGGGAGTAGTGCCAACTTGCTGATGATGGCTGCTATGAAATCCAAGCGTGGTTACAACTTTCCTGCTGGCACCAAGGTGTTGATGCCCATTGCCGGATTTCCCACCACTTTGAATCCAACTATTCAAAACAATTTTACACCTGTATTTTGTGATATTGAAATTGACACCCTGAACATTGACTTGGATCAAGCTGAACAAATTCTTGCCAATGATCCTGACATACGAATTATCACATTTGCTCATGTGTTGGGAAATCCTCCCAACATGGACCATGTCATGGAACTGGTCAAGCAACACAATCTTGTGCTGTTGGAAGACTGTTGCGATGGTCTGGGAACAACCTACAAAGGTCAGCCCTTGGGCAGTTTTGGCTTAATGGCATCGTGTAGTTTTTATCCAGCACATCACATGACCATGGGTGAAGGCGGTTTTGTGGCCATGAACGATCCCACTCAAGAAGTTATTGTGCGCTCGCTACGTGAATGGGGTCGTGGATGCTACTGTGTTGGACCCGATGCCAACAAGTTAAAATGTGGCACCTGTGGCAAGCGATTCAATGAATGGATTCCAGAAATGCCCGGGGAGATCTTCGACCACAAATATGTGTATGATGAAATTGGTTACAACCTAAAGCCCATTGAACTACAGGCCGCCATGGGTCTTGAACAAATCAAGAAACTGCCCGAGATTCATGCCTTGCGCCAACGCAATTACAATTTGCTGTTTGCTATCTACGAAAAGTACGAAGAGTTTTTCCACTTGCCACGTGCCAGAGAACACGCAGATGTAAGTTGGTTTGCATTTCCTCTTACCATTAGAGCAGATGCACCGTTCACACGCAACGACATAGTAGACTACCTAGAAGAACGTTTGATACAAACCCGTCCTTACTTTGCTGGTAACATCATGTTGCAGCCTGCCTACAGTCATTTGATGAATCCTGCAGATGCTCGTGACAACTATCCTGTGGCCACACTCACTATGAAGAACACATTCTTCCACGGATGCAGTCCTGTTATTACACCAGAACAAATTGAGTACATTGGCGAGCAGGTGGATGGTTTTATGAGTTTATTTGTATGAACGACGTTGAAAAAAGAATTATTGATATCAGCTATCGAGAAAAAATTGGGCACCTTAGCTCTAATCTAAACGCTGTAAACATCATTGAAGAAATTTACAAAAATAAACAACCCAATGAACCGTTTATTTTGAGTTCAGGTCATGCAGCCTTGGCTTGGTATGTGGTGCTAGAAAAATATCTAGGCAAAGATGCTGAACACTTGTTTCACAAACACGGAGTACATCCGCATAGAAATCTAGATGACGGATTGCCTTGCTCCACAGGCAGTCTTGGCATGGGACTTACACTGGCCACAGGATACGCACTTGCTGATCGCAATCGACGTGTGCATTGTTTGATCAGTGATGGTGAATGTGGTGAAGGATCTATCTGGGAAGCTCTAAGATTCATCTACGAAGCCAAACTAGATAATCTAGAAGTATACGTCAATGTCAACGGCATGATTGCGTATGACTTCATTGACCGAGAATATATTGTGCGTCGATTACAGGCTTTCTTGCCACGCATCAACATACGCGAAACTTCTCCACCCGATTGGCCGTTTGCACAAGGTATACTCACACATTACTATGTGTTGAAACCCGAAGACATGGATAAATTATGAGAAACAGATTTGGCGAACTCATTGCTGACAGCCTGGCAGCCGATCCCAATGTATGGTTACTAACCGGCGATTTAGGATTTGGTGTACTCAATAAATCAAGACAAGTGGCTCCTGACCGAGCTATCAATGTGGGCGCGGCCGAACAACTCATGGTCGGTGCCGCAGTAGGTCTCACACATTGCGGCAAGATTCCAGTGTGCTACAGCATCACACCATTTGTAATTTTTCGTCCATACGAGTGGTTGCGTAACTATTTGGATCATGAGCTGGCACCGGTCAAGCTAGTAGGTATTGGTCGTGATCAAGACTACGGGCATCTTGGATTTAGTCACTGGGCCGAAGATGCCGCACGGGCAGTTGAGGTATTTCCCAACATCAAAATATATCAGCCCAATTCCATTCAGGAACTAGAATCAGTCTGGTCTGAATTTTTATACAGCAAACAACCTGCATATTTGAATGTGAGAAGATCGTGATAACAGATAAAATTCCCAGAATAGAAGATCTAGTAGAACTAAGAGAATCCAGTTTACCTGAACTGGAAAGATTGTGGTGGCCCCGATATGATCAAGCATGTTGGAGTTACATGCATGAATTTCGTGTAACACCGGAGTTTTTTCATGAAGTAATGAGTCACGTTGACTCAACTAGTGTCATGGTGCAGGCCGGGGGCAATTGCGGACAGTATGTACGACAGTTTGCTCAATGGTTTGGTACAGTCTACACTTTTGAACCCAACCCATTGAACTTTGTGTGCTTGACTTTGAATTGTGGCAATAACGTCATAAAAACACAAGCCTGTATAGGCAACGATAAAAAGTTTGTAAATTTAAATGTCACCAATGATGCAGGAGCAATTCATGTGGATGGTCAAGGCAATGTGCCCACAGTGATCATTGATGAATTAAATCTTCCCAGTTGCGGTCTTATACAGTTAGATGTTGAAGGCTACGAGTATTTTGCTTTGTTGGGTGCACGCCAAACCATCGAAAAGTATCATCCAGTAATCATGGTGGAGTGGTACGAGCCTTGGGCTGCCCGATATAATGTAACAAATGAAATGCTTGATCAATTTTTTACTGAAATGAAATATTCTCGAATATTAGACAACGCCACAGACATTGTATACAAATATACTCCATGAAAACAGTATTGATCACTGGCGCCAATGGGTTCATTGGACACTACCTAGTAAAAGAATTTTTGCCTGATCATCGTGTGATCTGCATGGTGCGGCCAGGCACCGCCAACATGAGCAGACTTCAGAATGTCATTGATGACGTTGAAATAGTTGAGCACGATATTAAAAATCCCTGTGCAAATTTGCCAGCAGTGGATATTATATTACACGCTGGTGCCAACCCCAGTGCGGCCGACAGCTTGAACAACCCCACAGCATCAGTTATGGACAACGTGTTGGGCACACTAAACTTGTTAGAGTATGCGCGGCATGCTGGTGTTGAAAGGTTTGTCTATTACAGTTCAGGCGAGGTATATGGGCCTATACCTATTGGACAAGATAGTCAAATCACAGATGCTTACAACAGCAACAGTCCATATGCAGCCAGCAAGGCCGCAGGCGAAGAGCTGTGTTTGGCCTATGCCAACTCATTCAATGTTCCGGTCAGTGTTATCCACATCAACAACACATTTGGCCCACGCTGTCAGCCCAATAGATTACCAGTTATTGTCATAAACAAATTAATAAACAACGAAACTTTAGATTTACAAGTAGGTGCCAACAACGTTATTGGTGGAAGGCGGTGGTTTTATGCCGGAGATGTGGCCAGTCACACAAGATTCATTTTGAACACACAAACTGCTCGGTGTGAAAAATGGAATAGTGCCGGCCGGAACTTTATAAACAATCTAGACTTTGCACAGTTGATTGCACAAGCCATGGGCAAAGAGTTAAAGTATCGCCTGGTGCCGATTGACCGACCTGGTCATGATTTATGTTTTTCTGTAGATCCCGGTAAGCTATATAATCTAGGTTGGTCAGAGACAGTGTCGTTTGAACAAAGGTTGTTGCAAACTGTCAACTGGTACTTAGAAAACCCCAAATGTTAATTGACATTGTATAAATTTTATGAAGATACTATTATGAAGATACTAATTACCGGCGCTAGCGGACTTGTTGGGTCGTACCTAACAAACAATTTACCAGGCTATGATGTCACTGCCATCAATCATCATGACCTGGACTTGTTGGATCGAGAGATGGTCCAAGCCTTCTTTGCTGACAAACACTTTCATACCATAATACATTGTGCCACTTATGGGCGCAGGGCTGTTCGTACATTAAATCCAGCAATATTTCAAAACAACCTTTTTATGTTTAACAACTTGGCCAGTTGTAAACAGCACTATCAACAGTTTATAAATCTGGCATCAGGTGCCGAGTTTGACGTTGAAGTCAACAATGATCAAACTACCGAGGAAGAATTATTTCAACGGTATCCGTCACAGTTGCATGGCGCCAGTAAAAACATCATTGCTAGATTGGTGACACAGCTACCAAACTTTTATAACCTACGAATGTTTGGTAGTTTTGGTCAACATGATACTGAATACGTTGCCCCTTTACAAGATGTGGTAAAAAATATATCTGCCAATCGCCGCTTTCGATTTGAAAATGACAGGTTTCTTGACTTGTTTAGTTTACACGATCTTGCAGTGGTAATTGACCAAACCATACAAGGTAATTTGAAATACAATGATGTAAATCTTGTCTATGATCAGAAACATAGACTAAGCGATGTGTTGCGTATATACTATGAACAACACGGAGTTGACCCTGGCCTTGTAAAGTTTTTATCCACCAGCGACCAATGCTTCACCGGCAATGGTGCCAAATTGGCATCGCACAATTTTGACCTATGGGGTCTTGAACGATCTTTGAAAGAATATATATGACAAAAACTGTGGTTGTTACTGGAAGTTCGGGCTACATTGGAGGCCAAACTGCACTTCAACTAAACGACTTAGGATACACCGTAGTCGGAGTTGACATTCGTCCATGTCCTACGAACGTGCAAACGGCATTGTCTCACGTATACCAAGGAGATTTTGCCAGCCAAGGTGCCATTGACTTTATGTTTATGCATCAGCCATCGGCAATTATTCATTGTGCCGGAACAAGTTTAGTTGGTCCCAGTGTCAGTGATCCGGAACTGTACTATCAAAACAACTTTGTACGTACAAAGAAGATGATAGATGCTGTTGTTTCGGCCAAGTTGCAATCTAGCATTCGAATCATTTTCAGCAGTTCGGCATCGGTATACGGCGAGCCCATCATGGGTGCATGTCAGGAAGAAGATCCAGCACTGCCATTAAGTCCCTACGGTGAAAGCAAGCTCATGACTGAAATGATGCTACAAAGTTATTTCCGTGCGTATGGGGTGCAACCAGTGATTTTCCGATACTTCAATGCCTGCGGTGCTGATAGTCAAGCCCGCCATGGTCAAGAGCCAGGTGCCACACACATCATTGCCCGGGTGCTAGAAAGCCTGCGTGACGACGAAGAGTTTGTGTTAAACGGGAATCAATTTAACACCAATGACGGAACCTGTGTTCGAGATTATGTGCACGTTGAGGACATTGCAAGAGCACATATTCGTGCGCTGGATGATGATATTCCAACCGGAGTATACAATCTTGGCAGCAACAAAGGTACCAGTAATCAGGAAATTATTTCCATGGCCGAATCAATCACTGGACGCAAACTCAAAGTCACCATAGGTGATCCTAGACCCGGAGATCCAAGCGAGCTCACAGCCAATGCTGGCAGATTTGAAAAAGTTGCTGGCAAGTGGCAATATAATACACTTCACTACATTGTGCAACATGCCTGGAATTGGTATGTTCGATAAAATTTTTGAATTTGAAAAAGCCTTAGGTGAGTTTACAGGTGCGCCTTATGTCATCATGACTGATTGTTGCACTCATGCCATTGAGATGTGCTTGAAATATGATGGTGTACGTGGACTAAAAATGACTCCTTACACCTACCTCAGTGTGCCAATGACCATGCATAAACTGGGCATTCACTACGTGTATTTAGATGAGCCTGAGCAGACATGGGTGGGCGAATATGAGTTTGTTTATACTCGAGTCTGGGACAGTGCACGGCGTCTTGAACGGGACATGTACCGACCCGGTAAAATGCAGTGTCTAAGTTTTGGTCACGGCAAACCATTGCATATTGGACGCGGTGGTGCAATCTTGTTGGATGACCAGAAAGCCTACCAGAAATTGATACAACAGCGCAGTGATGGGCGTGATCTCAAAATCAGCCCCTGGGAGACTCAAAAAGAATTTCATGTGGGCTACCATTACCGTCCCACCATCGAAGAAGCCACAACTGCATTGGCCTTGTTGGAGGGAATCAAAGAAAACACTCCCGCACCAATTGCAGTAAAGTATCCAGATCTTAGAAAAATTAAAATTATAGATTGACTTTGCAATCTAAATATATTACAATAGCACAAAGACATCCACGTCATTAACTCGGAGAAACAAATTGACCAAAGACTTTATCCCGCATCCCGTTATCCATTCAGACTCAAAAAACGCATTTATACCACACGCTCATCAAAGCCCAATTGTAAAAGCCGCAGAAATGATGAGCGACAAGGGATACGAAGAAGCGTATCTAGCAGATGCCATTCGTACCAAGATGAAGCGTGATAACAAACGTTTTTGGGCAGGCGACAACATCAGTGATTATGTTTCTGAAGAAATGAAACATACCCTTATAGATGAAGCAACAGAAGCATTTGAACTAGTGCTTGATCGGTTGCTTATTGATCGTGAGAACGATCCCAACTCAAAAGGTACTGCAAGACGACTTGCCAAAATGTACTTCAATGAAATTATGGAGGGTAGATATGAACCAGGACCAGACGCCACAGCGTTTCCAAACGACTCGCAGGACCGTTACGAAGGTATGTTGGTTGTTCGTAGCGAGCTTCGCAGTATGTGTAGCCATCATCACCAACCCGTGGCTGGCGTTGCTTATATTGGCCTTATTGCCGCACAAAAGCTCATCGGACTCAGCAAGTACACCCGAATTGCCCAATGGTGTGCCCGACGTGGTACTCTCCAGGAGGAACTTTGCAATGACATTGCCCGTGAGATTAGTAAGGCTACTGACTCCGAAAACGTAGCAGTGTACATTCAAGCCACACACGGTTGTTGTGAGAATCGTGGTATTATGGCACACTCTAGTCTAACACAGACCACTGTGCTCAAAGGTGCGTTCAAAGACGATCCTAGTGTGAAGAAAGAGTTTTTTGACAACATCAAACTGCAACAAGAGTTTGCACCAAGGTAAAACACCAAACTTATGGGTCAACTAGTACTTGACCAATAATTGGTCTAGTGCTATACTAACCTAACAACATCCTTACTTTGGAGATTTTATGAAATATATTGCATCAATATTGTTTGTGCTGATTAGTGGTCTGGCCACTGCACAAACAGTGGTATCTAAAAAAATTACATATCGAACTGAGTCGACTGTGATTAGTGCAGGTACCCCAATTGTGGTCAAAACCACAAACACTGACACACAAACAGTGAAACAAGCCGATGGATCTGTGGTAAAAAATGTGTATAATTTAGTGCAAACTCGAACTACCACACCCATCACAGCACAGGACAAACGTTATCAAATTACCACAGTTACTCTCAGCAATGGCACCAAACAAGTAACTGAAACTTTGTTGACCACCACTATTAATACTAGGAACACGGTTACCCCATCAACGGTGAGGACGTTGGCCAGTAGTACAATAATTACTCCGTCTCCAACTGCTGTAGTTGTTGCTCCTCCAGCTATTACCATTGTGCCAACCAATACATTTAATGCAGCCACCTACTATGGACATAGCCCTTATCGGGGAACACCAACTGCGGTGTTTAGTAGTATGCCCAAGTCCTGGGAGAATACTCAGTATAATAATGGTGCTAACCAGTACATCAACAGTGCGGCAGCTTGGGCACGTGGTTGGACCGGCAAAGGCAGCACTGTTATGGTCATGGACACTGGCATTGATGTCAATAATCCAGCATTTGCAGGTAAAATAAAATATCAACTTGATATCACTGGCACTGGATTGCAAGACGTTGTAGGTCACGGTACCAGCATTGCCGGAATCGTTGCAGGTGCACGTAACAATGTTACTCCCACAGGTGTTGCGTTTGATGCCAACCTTGCTGTGGTCAAACTCAGTAATACTTCAAACATTGTTGGCAGTAATGCTGCCAGCGCCTTGGCCTGGGCCGCCAACAAACCTGATATTGTAGTGGCCAACTTGTCAGCAAATACAAATTATGCCGCAACATACACTGCTTCGGTCAAGGTCCTGAGTCCCGGAATATATGCTAGTTCAGATCCCAACTATGGTGGCAAAAATTATTACAATCTTGAATCGCCACAATCATGGGCACAGACATTGACACCTAAATTAGCAGTCACAGTCAGTGCCGGTAACCAAAGTGTTCCTTATCCGCAAAATCCAGCTACATTTGCCACAGCAACCGATGCCAATGGTAAATTATTGTTAAACGGCCAAATGTTGGTGGTGGGTAATTGGAACGCAAAAGCCGGGCGGATCGAGGGTGCGGGTGCAGGCACTGTGTGTAAAAATGTAGCCGGTACTGCCTGTTTAGATCAATACAAGATCAGCGACTTTTATATTTTAGCACCTGGTATGTTAGTCAACAGTGTGTCACCCATCACAGTTAGTGCAACAGGCACCAAGGCCATGAGTGGCACTAGCCAGGCATCTGCTGTGGCTGCCGGTGCACTGGCAGTGGTCAATCAACTATGGCCCTACATGACTGCGTCAAATCAAGTTCAACTACTGTTAAAAACAGCCAATAAAAATCTCCCGGGTTACAACCCCGACATCATGGGACAAGGTTTACTGGACTTGGACCGAGCCACCCAGCCTGTGGGCAATCTTGGTATTGCACTTAATGGCCGAACCAATTCTACTGTGCCATTATCAGGTGGTATTGCTCTAGCCAGCACTTCGGCTAGCACTATATCTACCTTGAGCTCGGTGTCAGTGGTTGACAGCTTTCAGCGAGACTTTAGCGTGGACATGAAAGGTAGTGCGGCCGTCAACAACTTGATGAGTAATCCAATAATGATGGATGCTGATCCTGGATATAACTGGAGTGGTCGTTGGACTGGCCTAGTAGCTGGGCAAAATTTACAAACACCATTTTCTGGCAACCAAATTGGTGCAGATGCCACACTAACTATAGATTCAAGAATGTTGCCAAAGCGTCCCGACGAAGCAAGCAGTTCTACTATTCATCAATTGACCATGACCAATAGCACCCACAATCCGTTTGTTAATTTTAGTGGTGCTTATGGACAAACTAAGTCGGCATTCACCACAGAATACAGTGCATTGTACCAGCCTGGTGAGCGTGAAACCAAGCTTGGTCAACCACAAGGTTGGTGGGCACAAGGTGGTGCTATGATGACTAGTGTCAACCACACCAGTGGCCTAGTTTCTAATGTAACACCAATTTTTGCTGTGCACGCCATGGGTGGGTATCAGTACAAGGATTGGAATTTGTTTGCCGGTATTAAGCCAACTGTGGCGTCGGGTGCAGTGAACTTTAATGTACCAACCAGCGTTGATGCCGACGGTACTATGAAGTACACGCAAATTAACAATAGTTTAGTTAGCACACCAATTACATACTTGGGTATCAAGTATCAACACAATTTTAATGATGCTGGTAATACCAAACACAGTGTGGGATTCCGTGCCCAGGTAGCTCAAGATGGCACTAGCAATGCTCGAGCCTACTACACTGCAAACTTTTAAAAATGACCACTGATTTAGAACAAGCACAAAAAGATGGTGTTGCACCATGGGATATTCAAGTTGAGGAACTCAGTGATTTTCATGTCACTGTTTTTCAAGATCGGTTTCCAGTAACAATGGGACATTTGCTTTTTGTGCCCAATTACAATACAGTGGACGTGATACGTGACTGTTTTGATTCGGCACTACGGTATGGACAATCACTGGTCAATGCCAACGACTGTGATGCTTTTAATGTTGGTATCAACATGGGCGTGGCCGCTGGACAAACTGTGATGTATCCACATGTACATTTGATTCCCAGACGTAACGGAGACTGTGCAGATCCAGTTGGCGGTGTCCGAGGAGTTATTTTTGGACAAGCAAACTACAAGAAAACTGGCTATCAACTACCAGCATAAATACTTTTCTAAGCGGTCTTGGCTTCATCCCGCTTTACAAACTCTGCCAGCCTATGCTATAATTAACATAGGAGAAAACAGCATGACACCCATCACATACAAATATACCTCGACAAAAGAATATCACGACGCATTTCCATGCGCCTACAGACAGTGGAGGGCAGACAGCCACTGTAATTTAATTCATGGATACTCGTTCAGTATGAAGTTTTACTTTGGCACCAACGATCTGGATGTTCGAAACTGGGCCGCTGATTATGGTGGTCTCAAAGAACTAAAGAAAACGCTAGAAGACCAATTTGACCATACACTGATTGTTGCGGCAGATGATCCCGAGATGGAAACCTACAACTTGTTGGTAGAGAAAAAAATGGCCAAAGTAGTTGTGTTACCTCGGCTGGGCTGTGAAGGACTATCCGATATGCTGTACAAGTATGTTAATGGTGTTTACATTCCAGAGATGTGGGGGCCTGGTGAAGCGGCTCGTCTTTGGTGCTATCGCGTAGAAGTGCGTGAGACACAAAGCAACATGGCCTTCCGTGAAGGTCATCGTGAATGGAATGAGGACTTGTTTGCGTGAAGAAACGTGTAGCAGTCATTGGAGCCGGCATTGCCGGTATTACCACAGCCTACTACCTTGCCCGTGAAGGATATAGCGTTGCTGTCTACGAGCAGGAACGCTATCCTGCCATGCGCACTAGCTTTGCTAATGGTGGGCAAGTCTCTGTTAGCAACAGCGAAGTTTGGACAACATGGAGCAATGTTAAAAAAGGCGTTAAGTGGATGTTCAAGAAGGATGCTCCATTACTAATACGTCCACGTCTTGATTGGGCACAATGGAAGTGGTTGGCAAAGTTTCTTTATTACACCGCCACCGGGGCTTACAAAAAGAACACCGAAACAACTATCAAGTTAGGGTTAGAGTCCCGCAAATTGTACAAAGAGATTCTCAAGGACGAAAACATTGACTTTGATTATAGTCCGTCAGGTATCTTACATTTCTACAAAGATGAACAGTATTTTGATACTGCCAAACAATCAAAAACAATTTACAAGGACAATGGTGTAGAGTGGGATATTTTAACATCAACTCAAACACTTAGTTTAGATCCGGCGCTGTTTCGATTAGATAATATTTTAGGTGGGGTATGGACTAAATCTGACTTTGTGGGAGACATACACAAATTCTGCTATGAAATGGAACAGATACTTAAAGAGAAATACAGTGTTGAGTTTCACTACGGTTGGCAAATCAAACACATTGAAGATGTTTCATATTATGATGCAGTGGTTGTGGCCAATGGAGTTGGTTCCGAAAAGTTAGCAAATAGTATAGGTGACAGTCTAGGTATCTATCCTGTCAAAGGTTACAGCATCACAATCAATGACGTTGATCCCAAGTATTTGCCCAAGGTAAGTTTGTTAGATGATCAAGCAAAGATTGTTACTGCAACTTTAGGTAATAGATTACGTGTCGCAGGCACTGCAGAACTTGCAGGAGAAAATTACGATATTAGACGTGATCGAATTCAACCATTATTAGATTGGGTACACACTAATTTTCCTGATATCAACACACACGACTACACACAATGGGCATGTTTGCGCCCAATGACGCCAAATATGTTGCCGGTTGTTCAGCAAAGCAACAAAAATCCAAAGGTGTTTTATCACGCAGGACACGGGCACTTGGGTTGGACTCTATGTCCTGCAACTGCAAAACAAGTAGTAGAGCTGATTAACAATGACTTATAAAATTGCATGGGTCCAGCCAAACTTTCAACAAGGCCCCAAAGAGTTAAATGCTTTTTACCTGCCGTACTCGGCTGGGGTGTTGTGGGGGTATGCTATTTCGGATCCATGGATCAAAGACAACTTTGAAGTTGTTGAATGGGTGTGGCGGCGTGATGCAGTCGAGCCCATTGCCAAAAGGTTGAGTCAATGTGATGTTGTGGCGTTTAGCACCTATGTTTGGAATCACAATTATAACTATGAACTAGCAAGACAAATCAAACAACTCAATCCCGCGGTGCTGATTATTTTTGGTGGACCCGAGCCGGCTGTCACTGACCCAGATATATTTGTAAAAAATCCATTCATGGATTTGGTGGTATGCTATGAAGGCGAAATCACCATCAAAAGAATTTTACAAGAATTTGAGCGCAAACAATTTGAAACTATACCTGGCTTACTGATAAACCAAAATGGTAAAGCCGTTAGTACTGGTTCAGCACAGCGCATTGAAAGTTTGGAACAGCTTCCAAGCCCGTATCTATTGGGTGTGTTTGACAAACTCATGGCCGAACATCCTGACACTATGTGGCAAGCAACCCTGGAAACAAACAGAGGTTGCCCGTATGCCTGCACATTCTGTGACTGGGGCAGTCTAACTTACAGCAAAGTCAAGAAGTTTGAATTAGATCGCGTATTTGAAGAAATAGAATGGTTTGGTAAAAATAATTTTAATTTTATCAGTATAACTGACGCCAACTTTGGTATGTTTGCTGAACGTGATGGCATGATCGCCGACAAGATTATCGAATGCCAAGAACGCTACGGTGCTCCAAAAATGTTGTCACTGGCGTGGGCAAAGAATCAACAGAAACAAGTTGTTGACATTGTCAAACGTCTGCTTGACACTAGGTGGTTCAATCAAGGCCTAACATTATCAGTGCAAACTCTCACCGAAGGTGTGTTGGAAAATATACATCGCAAGAACATGGAGATGAATCGTCTTGCTGATATTTTTAAAATGTGCGAGCAACGAAATATTCCAACCTATACTGAACTTATACTAGGACTTCCTGGTGAAAGTCTGCAAACGTGGAAAAACAATTTTTACAAATTGTTTGACATGGGCAATCATACTGGTATTGCCATCTTCCAAGCACAGTTGTTGGAAAATGCAGAGATGAATTTACTACAACGAAAAATATATAAAATAACCAGTCAGCCTGTGACAGATTATTTTGCCGGTAGCTATAGCAACGAGCATGTTGAAGAAAGCATTGAAATTATAACTTCGACCAAAGATTTGTCCTTTGATGAAATGCTTGATGCACATATTTTCTCTTGGTTTATCAACACCTTTCACATCAACGGCACTAGTACACTGTTGAGTCGATTTGTTAATCGCTATGCTGGAGTTAGTTATCATGATTTCTACGAAGAGCTGTTTGAGTTTATACAGACTGATGCATGGCTGGTGAATGAACAAGAACAACTAAAAAAATACTATTACAATTGGATGACACAGGGAAAAATTGATCATCCAGAATTTGAAATAGAGATTCACGGTTGGAATTTGATACATCGTACTGTGATCAACATGCACATCGAGAAACAATACGATGCGGTGTTTGGGCTACTGTACAATTTTATGAAGAGATACAATTTACCAGATAAATTACTAGACGCATTGGTTAAGTTGCAACGTAGATATTTTGTAACCTATGACGCTATCAACACTTACCCGGAAGATCTTGTGCTAGACTACAATATTTGGGAGTACCTTACATTTGGTAGTGATCTTGTACAGACTGAGTCGACCTACAAGTTGGATTTTCTAGAAGATCACGACATTAGTTTTTCCAGATTTTTAGAATTATTTTACTTTGGCCGACGACGAAATTACGGCAAAGCCACAGTGGAATGCCGGTCTACTCAACAGTGATTTGAACAACAATATTGGCAAGATACTTGCAATCTTGCTGGTACTTTGTTATAATATGTAAAATACCTTAGGATAACATGAGCGATAAAAACATTTCAATCTTACTGCCCAGCCGGGGCAGAACACAAATGCTCCTGGACAGCATACGTAGTCTAGTGGATCTTGCCGATGATGCATCGCAAATACAGTTCCTACTAGGTTTTGACAATGACGACACCGAGTCTTCAACTTATTTTATTGAGAACATTGTGCCAATATTAAACGAGGCCGGTAGTCAATATATTGTGCTGGGGTTCAAGCCCATGGGCTATCAGAACTTGCATCAATACCTAAACAAGATGGGACCGCACGCCACTGCTCCTTGGTGGGTGTTTTGGAATGACGATGCTGTGATGCTGGATCAGGGATGGGACACAGTTATTTTATCTCACAAGGATCAATTCTGTATTCAAGCATTTGACACCCACACCAAACACCCTTATAGCATTTTCCCCATTGTGCCAAGAGCCTGGTTTGAACAGCTGGGATATCTGAGCACACACCAACTCAATGATGCTTACATCAGTCAGATTGCTTGGATGCTGGACATCATGGTTCGGATCCCAGTTCGTGTGGAGCATAATAGATTTGATTTGACCGGCAACAACAACGATTCTACATTTCAAAATCGAACCATATTTGAAGGCAACCCCAACGACCCCAGAGACTTTAACTATGTCACTCAACGAGATAATAGAATTCAAGATGCTTACAAACTGTGCAAGTATCTTGAAGATCGCGGATATGACCTAACCTATTGGAAAAATGTCGTTGCTGGTAAACAAGACCCTTGGGAAAAAATGTTGGCGTCAGATGTCAATGATCACATGCGCCGACTACCCAACGCACAAATGCAATTTAAACCCAACTAATCATGACAAATCCATTTAGAGATCAAGAAAAATTTATGCGGGCCTGCGATCAAAATTGTGATGGTCCTCCAGGATCACAATTTGATATGTATTGCGCTTTAATCGAAGAAGAGCATACTGAACTAAAACAAGCATTGGCCAACAACGACGATGTAGAAGTATTAGACGCACTAATTGACATTTTGGTTGTTACCATCGGTGCTATTCACAGTGCCGGTTGGGATGCCGAAGGTGCTTGGAAAGAAGTCATGAGTACCAATTTTGCCAAGATTGATCGAGACACAGGCAAGGTACGTAAACGTGAGGACGGTAAGGTACTCAAGCCGGTGGGTTGGGTTCCTCCTAATTTAGAACCTTTTATAAAATGAAAAAAATTGTTTCGTTTGGCGATAGTTTTATATGGGGAACTGAGATTCCCGGAAATCGTAATGGCGAACTAGCATGGCCTGCCTTGGTTGCCAAAAACCTCAAAGTTGATTACATCACTTGCTCGGTTCCGGGGTGTGGCAACGAAAATATTGCACAACAAATTTACAGCTATTTTGCAACTAACAGTCACAAAGATGTACTGGCAGTAATCAATTGGACCTGGGCACTTCGTTGGGATTTTTATATTGTTAATTCAGAGTCCTGGGTAACGCTGGGGCCAACATGTGTACCGGTCAAACTAGAAAATCATGTAGGCATAACCGAAGCTGATAGATTAATTTCTCTCTACAAAGACTATGCCGGTAACAGCACAGTCTGGGATCGTTGGCGTAGTCTTCAAGCCATGTGTGCGGCACAGAGTTTTTTACAACAGCGCGGTATTGTTAATGTACAAACCTACATGGATAAAACATTGTTTGTCAAGGATTGGCATGCACCTGGATACATTGCAACATTGCAAGATCTTGTGATACAACACTTAGAATCATGGCATGGTATGAATTTCTTAGAATGGTGTGAGCATAACGGGCACGAAATTACTAAAGATACATGGCATCCATTAATGTCAGCTCATCAGGATGCGGCTGAATTTTGGGGCGAAAGATACAATAAACTTTTAAAGGAGACTTAAATGGCAACAGCAAAATCAGTAAACAAGTTCAGCGACAAGCTGACAAAAATCAACGAGTCATATACTATCAATAGATATGACAATGGCTTCATGGTAGAAGCTGGTGGACGCAACAAGAAAGGTGACTACGTCAGTGCCAAGATCTTGTGCAACACCTTGGACGAAGTACTGGCTCTAGTTAAAGAAGCCGGCGAAATGGAATTAGACAACTAAGGAGAAAATCATGTTTGGAACAACGTATACAGGCGGAATCGCATATCGCAGTGCCAGTGAAATTAACTCAGCAATGGGTCGTGTGTATGGACACATGAGTCTGGCTGTTATTGTGTCAATGATTGTGAGTTACTTTGTGGGATCTAGTCCAGAGTTGCTACAATTCTTTTTTACAGGTGTAATAAAATGGATTGTGATCTTTTCACCACTTGCGGCGATCTTTGGTGTTGCTATGATCCTAGGTAATAATCCTAGTAAAGGCACAGCACAACTTTGCCTACATGGTTTTGCGTCCCTAATGGGCTTGAGTTTTGCAATGATCTTTGCGGTGTTTACCATGGGATCGATTGTGTCAGCATTTATGGGTGCGGCTATACTGTTTGCTGTAATGAGTGGCTATGGCTACTTTACCAAACAGAGTCTTGACAGCATGGGCAAGTTTATGTTTGTGGGTTTGATCGCCATCTGTATTGCCAGTATTGTAAACATCTTTATTGGCAGCACCGTGATGCAGATGGTGATCTCCGCACTAGCAATCATCATCTTCCTTGGCCTCACTGCTTATGACACGCAAAAGATACGTGAGGAACTCAGTGTAGACGCAAGTGATGTTGCAGAAGTACGTGGTGCATTGACATTGTATATGGACTTTATCAACTTGTTCTTGAACTTGTTGCAGTTGTTTGGCGATAGGAAGTAATCATGGCAACTTGGACACTCAAAACTCTACACAAAAAAAGTGCTGTTGAAAAGCAGTTCTGGTGCAAGGACGGCAAAGTAATCATTCGTGAGGAAGGTTATCGCTGGGGCGAATTCTATTGCGAGAGTGATGAACAACCTGTTATCGAACCAGAGGATGGAGAATACAATCTCAGCGAAAGCGACTATGATTGGGAACTGTCAAGCCTTGACGATGGATGCTGGGCTGAATGGACATTCCCCGAAGACATGACGGAAGAAGAACAAGCAGAGATTGAAACAGCCTGGGATGAAGATTACTTTGATGGCATGGAAGAACTAGGTTGGTCAAACAATGACACAGATTACATCTTGCAAGGACCGCTGGAGTTGACCGATGAAGAAGGCAATGTAGTATACTCAGGAGAAGAAGAATGAACGAGCAAATTAAAGAGCTTGCACTGCAAGCAGGTGGTAGTCATTATCCAGACGTGGGTGGCAAAACTCTAGAAAAGTTTGCCGAGTTGATTGTTCTTAAATGTGCCGAGATTGCTGATACTGCGGAACCATTCCTTGCTTCGGATTTAATTAAACAACATTTCGGAGTTGAAGAATGACTGTATACGTAATCAAACCTCTGGAAAAGAAAAGTGTTCAATGGGTGGTAGAAATGTTTCGCCAAAACGACAATGATACTGTCAGTTGGTTTACTATGCGTGAAACATATCGATGGGGACAAGGATTTGTTGAAGAGGATCTAGATTGCAATCTGCCCTGGAAAGAGGACGACATTGCTTATGCTCGAACCGATTGCGGCTGGGGTGCTGAATTTGACGACAGTATAGGAATCGAGTGGGAATTTAGTGATGATATCACTGAAACAGAGCAACAAGAGATCAAAGAATCCTACCACGAAGGTGGCGCCGCCTGGTTATTTGATGGCGAACACGAATGGGGTGTCGAGGATGATCAGGTTGTGATATATGCACCTTTTGAGATTAGTCTGTGTGAAGAAGATGGCACAGTGATCAAAAAAAAGGTAAAACTAAAATCTCGCCCAAAGCCTGGCGCAGGTGTAAACAGCACTAATTGGCCATTCCCAGATAAAAATTGAGCAAGAAACTCTTGCATATATCAACACATTCTGTTACAATATACTATGGAAAAAATACACTACACCGAGACATTTTATAGCTTGCAGGGAGAAGGACGCTGGGCCGGAGTACCCAGCGTTTTCTTTCGCACATACGGATGCAATTTTCGATGCAAGAAATTTGGCAGAGATCGCAACGAGGTAATCGACGGAGCCAATCCCGAAGTTGCTGAGATCATCAAGAATATCACGCTCTATCCCAAGTTTGAAGACTTGCCGCTGGTAAAAAGTGGCTGCGACAGTTATGCCAGCATCTATCCCGAGTTCAAACACTTTTCTGAAATTGGAACTCCTGAGGAAATTACTGAACGCATGTTAGACTTGGTTCCCAACAACAAGTGGAGCATGGATCCCATCAGTGATGATGTTCATTTGGTAATCACTGGTGGTGAGCCGTTGTTGGCTTATCAACAACTGTATCCCAAGTTAATTGAAATCAATCGTGCACATGGCCTGCGCAACTTGACATTTGAAACCAATGGCAGTCAAGAACTCTATCCCGAAGTATGGGAGTACCTGCATCAAGACTTTACAAATTGGGGCCGGTATCGCGATCGTCTTACATTCAGTGTAAGTCCCAAACTTCCCGGTTCAGGTGAGAAGTGGGAAAATGCCATTAGACCTGACATTGTCAAAAGCTTTGATGACATTGGTATGACATACCTCAAGTTTGTTATTTCCACCGAAGAAGATCTAATTGATGTTGATCGTGCTGTGGCCGAGTATCGAGAAGTTGGATTTACCGGCCCAGTGTATCTAATGCCGGTGGGCGGTGTTGCTGATGTCTACAATCTCAATACCCAACAAGTTGCCAACATGGCAATGAAACGTGGATATCGTTACAGCCCAAGACTCCAAGTTGACTTGTGGCGCAATGCCTGGGGTACATGATGACACAGATTGTAATCACACGTAAACAGTTTGAACGCTTGCAAGAAGTTTTTGAAATGTATGACAGCGTGGATCAAATAGCATGGAGTGAAGAAAGCACCAGCGGCATTGGTGCCACAGTCACCATTGAGTTTGATCCCAGGCAATCAATTAAGATAGACATCACCGACGTTGATAGTTGGTAAAATTAAAAGGAAATTAATGAGTTATTTGTTTACCAGTGAAAGTGTTAGTGAAGGGCACCCTGATAAAGTTGCTGATGCCATCAGTGATGCTGTTTTAGATTTGTTTATGGCACAGAAGAACCCGGCGCTACGTTGCGCCTGTGAAACCCTGGTCACAACCAATCGTGTCATCATTGCCGGCGAGTTCAAAGGCTTGGTGCCTGATGAAGCCATCAACAGTGCTGTGCGCAGAGTGATCCGTGATGTTGGTTACGAGCAGGCTGGATTTGATTGGCGTACTGTAGAGATTACTAACTTACTACACGGACAAAGTGCCGATATTGCACTAGGTACTGACACATTTGGTGCTGGTGATCAAGGCCTGATGTTTGGCTACGCCTGCAACGAAACCACAGCGCACATGCCAAGTGCAATTTATTGGAGCCACGAAATTTTGCGGAGCCTGACTAATACACGTAAAAATGGTATTGTAACCTGGCTAGAACCCGATGCCAAGAGTCAGGTTACATTTGAATACAATGATGATGGCACACCACTCCGTATTGCCAAAGTTGTGTGTTCGACCCAACACGCAGAGAGTGCTAGCATTGAACAAGTTCGAATGGTAGTAGAAAATATTATTCGTGGAGTATTACCAGAGAAATATGTAGACAATGAAACTGAATTCTTTATTAACCCTACTGGTAGATTTGTTATTGGTGGCCCTGATGGCGATACTGGGCTTACTGGCCGTAAGATTATTGTTGATACTTACGGTGGCTATGCTCCTCATGGTGGTGGAGCCTTCAGTGGCAAAGATCCTACTAAAGTGGATAGAAGTGCTGCCTACATGATGCGATACCTTGCCAAGAACATTGTGGCAAGTGGACAAGCACCTTGGGCCACTGTGCAAATCAGTTATGCTATTGGACTAGCACAGCCCATGAGTTTCTATGTTGAAACTGCTGATGCCGCACAAGGACGTAGATTGACTAAATGGATTCAAGACAATGTTGATCTAACTCCTCGAGGTATCATCGAAAGATTTAACTTGTTCCGCCCTATCTACAGCTCAACAACCAACTATGGTCACTTTGGCAAGGAAAACTTGCCTTGGGAAACCGTGGATTTATTTTAAGGAGTAGTCATGGGATTATTTGATCGTTTTAAAAAGAAGCCGGAACCAGAAGTAACTCCTCCCCGAGAGGAAAAACCCCGGACGGCTCCAAAAAAATCTGCCAAAGAGATTGCCAACGAAAAAGGCGAGCCTTATGTGGCCATACTAAGTTTGGAAGTGGACTCAGAAAATCTGCATCAAGGTGCATTTGAACTGGATTGGAATGAGAAGTTTGTTGCCAATCTTGTACGTGCTGGATACATGATGAATCGCGATGACACCGACGCTGAAGTGGTGGATCGTTGGTTCCAAAATGTGTGTAGACATGTTGTAATGGAAACTTGGGAACAAGATCAAGCCATGAATCCAACTCCGGCTAGATACACAAAAAGCAAGGACATTGGTGGCGGACGGAGAGAAGTGTCATGATATTCAATCACATTAAAGAACTAAAAGCACAAGGTAAAAAGATTGGCATTACCTTCAGCACATTTGATATGCTACACGCAGGTCACGTTGCTATGTTAAGTGAAGCAAGAAATCATTGTGATTACTTGATTTGCGGACTACAAACTGACCCGACTATTGATAGACCTGATACTAAGAATAAACCTATTCAAAGTATCGTAGAACGACAGATTCAACTTGCGGCTTGCCGCTATGTTGATGAAGTTGTTGTGTATCAAACTGAACAAGACTTGATTGACTTGTTGCTTATTCTACCATTGGATATTCGTATTTTGGGCGAAGAATACAATGATACAAACTTTACCGGTCGTGCCGAAGGCCAAAGTCGACAAATACAAGTAATATTTAATAGGCGTGACCATAGCTTTAGTTCCAGCAGTTTGCGCAAGCGAGTTGCAGAAGCAGAAAAAATCAAGGCAATATCATAATGATGCGACTGTATGTAAACGGTGACAGTCACGCTGCCGCAGCCGAAGCTGTGAATCAGCATGCTTTTGCCAACGATGACGGACGCTACTTTTACATGGGGCGAGTCCCGCATCCCGACAATCTTCAAGTGAGTTGGGGTAACCGGCTAAGTCAAGTATTCAAAACTGTGCTATACTGTGACGCTGAATCTGCCAGCAGTAATGATCGAATCATTCGCACCACACTGCAATGGATTGAAGAACACCCTGGATGGTGTAATGATACATTGATGTTGATTCAATGGAGCACCTGGGAACGCGAAGAATGGCAGGGCGAAGACGGTGTCCACTATCAAGTCAATGCTTCGGGTATTGATGACGTTCCTGTTGAACTACAACAACAGTACAAAGAATTTGTTGCCAACATTGACTGGCAACAATGCACAACTCAATCACATGAAAAAATATGGGCCTTTCATCAACAGCTAAACAAGTTGAATATACAACATGTATTTTTCAACGGCAATTCACACTTTGCCAAAATACCCCTATCACAACAACATGATTGGGGAGTACACTATATTGATCCCTACAATCCAGAATCCACATTTGATTCGTGGTTGCGCCGCAACGGTTTTGGCACGGTTTCTCCAGATAGTTGGCATTTTGGAGAAGATGCTCACCGTGCATGGCAGAGATTTATGTTACAATACATTATCAACAACAACCTGGCGTAAACATGCGATATCTACTAATTGACACGGCTAACTTATTTTTCCGTGCTCGCCACGCGGCCTTCCGTGCTGCCGACAGCTGGGAAAAAGTTGGGTATGCTCTGCACATTGTGTTGAGCTCAGTGAATCGCATGCATCAACGATTCAAGGCAGATCACGTGGTGTTTGCCTTAGAGGGTCGAAGCTGGCGCAAAGATTTCTACAAGCCCTACAAGGCCAATCGTGCTGTGGCCCGCGGGAAAATGACCGAAGAAGAGCAAGAAGAAGACAAGCTGTTTTGGGAGACCTATGATGTTTTCACTAAATACCTAGCAGAGCAGACCAACTGTTCTGTGATTCGACACGAGCAAGCCGAAGCCGATGACATCATTGCGCGATGGATAGCTTTGCACCCCCAAGATCACCACACAGTTATTTCAAGCGACACCGACTTTGTTCAATTGCTGAGCGAGAACGTGGATCAGTACAACGGCATCACCGACGAGTTGTTGACCATACGCGGCATCTTTGATGCCAAGAATCGTGCTGTGGTTGACAAAAAGACCAAACAGCCCAAGATCATTCCCGATCCCAAATGGCTGTTGTTCGAGAAGTGCATGCGTGGTGATGCCAGTGACAATGTGTTTTCGGCCTATCCAGGTGTGCGAACAAAAGGCACCAAGAACAAGGTGGGCCTTTTGGAAGCCTATGAAGACCGTGATAAAAAAGGCTACAATTGGAACAACATGATGTTGCAACGTTGGTCAGATCACGAAGGTGCCGAGCATCGTGTGTTGGATGACTATGAACGCAATTGCACCTTGGTTGACTTGACTGCACAGCCCGACAATGTCAAGGCCTATGTGGATCAAGCAATCGCGTCACAGATTTCACACAAGGATGTGGGACAAGTGGGGGTGCGATTTATGAAATTTTGCGGCAAGTATGAATTGAATCGAGTCAGCGAAAGCGCAGAGCAATACTCACGTTGGTTGAATGAAACCTACCACGGTGTATTGGGATAATCTTACAAGGAAACAACAATGATAGTAGCCAAAACAGTAGTACCCGATCAATATTGGATTTTGCAGGAAAACGATCAAAAAATAGGCAATATTGAACACATGCCACAAGGGTATTCAGTGAGGATAAATGACAGTGTCACAGTATATAAAACCATGAACATGTTGCGTGAACAAGTGTTAGTGGATTTTAAAAACATTTTACCCGCCCCCAGCACTCAACCACAGTACCAGGTTCACGGATACCATACCACAGAAACTCCCCATAATTCAGTGTTTGATATCAAACACCAACTACCATTATGGACCAAAGAACCACGAAGCCGTAGTTGGTATGCAGCCGGTTGGTATCGAGTAAAAGTGCGTAGAGATTATGAAACTGTGGAATGCCCCAAGTTTATCATGCTGGAAAGATACAAGTATCTGGGACCATTTAAAACCCAAGAAGCGGCAGAACAAGCAAAATGAGCCTGCACATCAATCGATTCATTGATCGAATCAAAGCTGCCGAAAGCCGGCAACAACGAGATATAATTTTAAGCATCATCGAGGCCCGTGATTTACATGCCGATATCACCAAGCTTTTATTGGTGTTACAAGCACTGCAAGAGCCCGCTGACAACACCAACACTGATGTGATCACAGTCTCCATGGATGGTGGCAACTTTTAAAACTGCTGAGTTTATTGATAAATAAACATGGGAGTTAAAAATGAGTAGACCAAAACCGCATGTGTTGATTGAGAACACCGACAAACGAACTTATCGCAGTGAACAGGTGCTGGCCGCAGATGGCATCTGGGCAGTGTTCTTTGACCGCGCACCCATCAACTTGAAAACAGCACACATGTTGACTCAATATCCTGGGCCCAAGTATCGCAAGGTGAGTTTCTCCAACAGTGGACATGCCATCAATCTTGCCAAGAAATTAAATACACAGTTCAAGACTGACAAGTTTTCCGTTGTTTTGCTAACGCAAGGGGAAACCATTTATCCACGTGAAAAATCGGCATGACATTACTCAAGCAGTAATCAATCTTCTGCCCAGCCATCAGCAGATGTCAGTTGATGATGCCACCAAAGTTTGGTATCGAAATATTAGGTCAGATGGCGGTGCTAGACTAACCGATCTTGGATATCAGACTTTTAAAATGCTTGACATTGAAAGTTGGAGCATAGCCCTTGAAAACATCAAACAACTGAGAGTGAACAAGAGTGTGCTGTTGGCCCTGGATCGAAAAATCACCTTTCCTTACTACATCAATTTCCCGGGTCAACAGTTGATCTTGTTTTCAAGCCGTGAAGCCATGCTGGCCACCTTGTATGGCGACCTGCAAAAGTTCCTGGAAAATTATAGTTGACCAGAAAAGGCTGATTTGTTATAATTGTATTTCAATAACAAAGGAGCCAGTATGTCAAACGCACAAATTCTTGTTGCTAATATTGCACGAGCAAAATTAGTATA